CCAACTTGACGGCAGGTGGCATATACTATCTCAACCCACAGGGCGGCTGGGAATCAGTCAACTCTGCTAACACAGGAAGCGGCCATAATCAATTATTGGGAATTTCTTTGGGTACGAAACCTGGCGAAAGTGGGGTTCTGGTAAAGGGTTATTTTGATGTACATACCTTTTACTCTGGCTCCTTTGTAAAGGGAGGCCCGATGTATATCCAGTCCTCAAGTGTTGCTCGCAGCGCTACTGAAGGTGGGTTTATGAGTGGTGCTGCCCCTACAGCTGCTGATTCATATGTGCGGGTGATTGGCTATGGAACGGATACTGCAAATGTGATTTACTTCAATCCGGATAGTACATATGTTGAAATTGGATCTTAGCGATGAGTTCATCATCGACGATAATTAATGGAGTAGAAATGGCAAATATTAAAAATGTTGATGGAATAGACGCGCCGCCTGTATCAGTTACACAGTTAGCAGATCTTGATTTTACTACGATGGCCTCCGCCAGCTGGACTGGCTTGAGCACTGTTTCGCTCAATGGTCAAACGTGGACGATAGGAAACGGGGGTAATTCTAATGCTTTCGGGCCCAATGGGTCACTCTTATTTTGGAACCCGAAGGGATCCGCCGCTGGAGACTGGTTCTCTGCTAGCCGCACTGGACCTTATCTCTCGATCAAACTCAAGGACATAGATGATAATTTTCAAACAGGAGGAAGTGCAGAATACATCATTCAGGTAGTGTGCGAAACGTTCCCAGATGGAACAGCGAATGCCGCACGATTCATGTGTGGCTTCTGGTCGGATGACAACACAGACCGGGGATGGACAAATCTTTTTGGCACACAATACTTCAGTTCTACACCAAATCTCTACTGTTACATGGGAGGCAGCAATGAGTCTCGGTTCGCAGATGATGGCGATGAGTTGACCTTTTATAATTATTTGAGCCCATCCGGATGGAACCAAGCCCGTACCAGTGATGCCAAGGATGGAAACACCCCTCATGGGGGCACCATTCGGGGAGGCACCTATTGTTCCCCCAGCGATCCTCAGCGCTGCGGATCCCAGGGCGCGCTGACCCTGACAGCATCAGCACCAATAAACGTGGGTATAGTGGCGGTTGGACACCACTCCAGCAACGAGGGCCCCAATTATAAAATCGAACGTTTGCGCGTCTGGAAACTAGAAGCAAAACAAGGATGATACTCTTAAATCACTTCTATTAGTCATTTCGTTGTTTTAAATACTATTTATTTTTGACAATCTGTCGGAACCGGAGTAAATTTATGTCTTCACTATTAGAAGAAGCGATTGTAGACGCTAAAGCCCTTAAAGAAGCTGCACTTAAGAATGCAGAAAATACTGTATTAGAAAAGTATTCGGGCGATGTAAAGAGGGCCCTTGATACACTTTTAGAGCAGGATGACCTGGGACTAGAAGAGGACGCCCCCGCAGATCCGGAACTGACCGAGTTCATAGATGATGTCCCATATGGATTTCAGAACGAAGAGTTGGATGAAGCAGCCCAAGACGAAATTGTTGAGATTAATTTTGATGCCCTCAAGCAAAGACTTGAAGAGGAAGAAGAAGTAGTTGAAGGCAGCGACATGATCGACGCCACGGCATTAGCCGAAGAGATTGTTGAAGAGGGGGATGGAGAAGATCCTACCTTTAAGCAGATGGCCGACGATGAGGATAAGGCAGAGATCTCCACAGCAATTGCCGAAGGTGACGAAGACGAAGATATTGCTATTACCGAAGAGATGCTTTCTGATCTTATTGAGGAACTGGTTGTTGACATGAATGCAGTCCCTCAAGGCTGGTCATCCGTCAATTCTGCCGATAATAGTATCGAGCAAGCCAATAACGACGCCATCTCCGCTGCGCAAGCAGCCACTCTTGAAGAAGAGGAAGAACTCGAAGAGGAAGTCGAAACAGCCCCCGACGTTGTATCCAGCGACGGTCTTTATGAGGCTAAGATTTCCGAACTTACAGAATCTAACCGAGAGCTTCGTGCTCTCATTATAGAAGCCAAGAATCAGCTTACTAAGTTGAACTTGGATAACGCCAAGCTTGTTTATCAAAACAAGGCTTTGAATAGCGCCTCCTTGAATGAGCGGCAAAAAAATCAAATTGCCGAAGCTGTTCAGTCTGCCAATTCTGTTGAAGAAGCAGCGATGATTTTTGAAACAATTCAAAACGCAGTGGGGACAACTCCTGATCAGAGAACTCGTCCACAAACACTTCGTGAAGCAGTTCAGAGACCAACGTCGCTTTTAATCAACTCTAAGAGAAACAACACGGCTACAAAAGATCCTAAAATGGATCGTATGCTGCGTTTAGCAGGTTTGAATAAATAATGACATTCATTAATAACAATATAAGGAGGTTTTAAAATGTCTATAGTTGAAAAACTAACTGAAGGCATCGTTAATCGCGACCTCTCTGCAGAAAACTCTGCTCTCATTGGAAAGTGGGAACAGACAGGACTTCTGGAGGGAATCGGTAACGATACACTTCGAAACGGTATGGCCCGTTTGCTTGAGAACCAGGCAAAGGAGCTTCTCCGTGAGTCCAGCAGTATGGCTGCTGGTGATGTACAGGGTTTTGCGGCAGTCGCATTCCCACTTGTTCGCCGAGTTTTCGGCAATCTGATCGCCAACGATCTCGTTAGCGTTCAGCCGATGAGTCTCCCAAGTGGTCTCATCTTCTTCCTCGATTTCACTTTCTCTGATAATATCGGAGACGGTGGTGTTCTTTCGGAACGTCTGGGGTATCTTGCCGGTAAGTCCATCTATGGTGGCGACAAGGTCGGATCTCAGATCACCGGTGGTATTAATCTTGGAGGTTCCGGCTCTGTTGACGGAATCCTCGCATCGCGTGGACCTTATGCGTTGAACAACGGTTACTCGTCTCCAACGGGATCCGCGACAATCACCACAACTCTCGTTGCTTCGGGATCTGTTGGTGTTGACGGCGCGTTCGTTAACATGCCATCCCTCTCAACGGGAGCGGATCGTTACACCCAGGCTGACATGCTTCAGTTTGATCCGGGACTTGTTTCCGGTGCACACGTTGCTTTTGTTACTGTTCCAAAGCAGGAGCTTACCACAGGTCAGTTCAACTTTGAGGACTATGTTGCCATCACTGTTGCTAATGGCACAGCCGGCAACAATGCGGACGGTAACGTCATTCGTCGCCTCACCCGCGAAGACCCGAACGATGAAGACAACATTCTGTTGACTTGCGTCGCGTCTGGTTCTGAAACGGTTGCACAGATTGCAACATCGCTCGATGCTGTTAATACGTGTACTTTGCCAATCGTTGATGATTTCGTCGCCGGCGCCGCTCTCGGTTCTATTGAGGGAACTACGGTGTGGGGACTCGAAGGTAATGCTAGCATCCCCGAGATCGACATCAAGGTCGATTCCGTGGCTGTCACAGCTGTCACTAAGAAGCTCAAGGCTAAGTGGACCCCGGAGTTGGGACAAGATCTTAACGCCTACCACAACCTTGATGCAGAGGTCGAGCTTACTCAGATTCTTTCTGAGCAGATCGCACTCGAAATCGATCGCGAGATCCTTGAGGACCTCGTTCGTGGTGCCGAGGCTGGTATTCGTTACTGGTCGCGTTCTCCTGGCTTGTTCGTCAATCGCCTGACCGGCGCTGACGCTTCAAATACCACAAGTCCCCCGGACTTCACTGGTAATGTCAGCGAGTGGTATGAGACTCTCATTGAGACCATCAATGACGTCTCCGCACAGATCCACCGGAAGACACTCCGTGGTGCTGCTAACTTCTGCGTCGTTGGACCAGAGGTTGCTAACATCCTTGAGTTCACTGCCGGTTTCCGTGCTAATGTGACTGCTGATGCAGACCGCGGCGACGCGGGTGCTGTTAAGGTTGGTTCGCTTTCGAAGAAGTTCGACATTATCGTCGATCCTTACTTCCCACGTAACTTGGTCCTCGTTGGCCGTCGTGGTAGTAGCTTCCTTGAGAGTGGTTATGTGTACGCACCTTATGTGCCGCTGCAGACCACCCCGACGATCTTCGGCGTTGAAGACTTCGTGCCTCGCAAGGGCGTGATGACTCGATATGCCAAGAAGATGGTACGTCCAGATATGTATGGCTTAGTCGTTTGTCGTGACCTTGAGTTCGCGAACCCGACTACCTCGGCTGTATTCTAGAATACTTCCGTAATATCTGACTGAAGGTCAAAATAGTTAAAGCCCCGTCTCTTTTGAGGCGGGGCTTTCTATTTAGTATTGGACAAACCGAGGATAATACAATATGGCAATTCCAAAACTAAATCCAGCTTCCACATCAAATGCAAATGTGTTGCCTGTAACAGGCAGCACCGTCAACGTAGTGGCAACCTTGCCGTTTGGCATTTATGCTTCATCGGGCGCATTTCTTTCTGGAGCATCAGATCAGGTAGCATACACATACAAGAAGCTGGGCGGCGATGTTTTGGACATTGAGTTGTCGGAAGGCAATGTATATTCTGCTTATGAAGAAGCAGTCTTAGAATATTCATATTTAATCAATCTTCATCAAAGCAAGAACTCTCTTTCGAGTCTTCTGGGTGCAACAACAGCCTCTTTCGACTCAAACGGACAGATCCTCGCCGGGGACACACTCTCCGGGTCTCAAATAGAATTAAGCTATCCTCGTTTTGATTACGGCTTTGCCAAGAGGGTGGCCCAAAGGATTGCCACCGACGCAGGAGTTGGTGGGTTACTTCCTATTTATTCAGCTTCCCTTGATACAATTCCGGGAGAACAAGACTACGATTTACAAACGATTATATCCGCCAGCGAGGGATTCTCGGGATCTGTCGGTGACCGGAGAATTATAATTCGTAAGGTATTTTTTAAGACGCCGCGCGCGATGTGGAGGTTCTACGGCTACTACGGAGGATTTTCAGTAGTTGGCAACATGCGCACCTATGGTCAGTATGCGGATGATTCAACTTTTGAGATTGTTCCCACCTGGCAGAACAAGCTGCAGGCGATGGCCTACGAAGATGCGCTGCATACCAGAGTATCCCACTATTCTTATCAACTACAGGATAACATGCTTAGGCTCTTTCCCAAGCCCGAACAGACAACCCCGGAGAAATTCTGGGTCCAGTTTACTATTGATAACCAATATGAGCCGTGGGAAGACACAGGCCGCGGCAACGAGGGCGTCTCGGGCATTAACAATATGAACACCCTCCCCTTTGAAAACCTTCCATACGCAAACATTAACTCGATGGGCAAGCAGTGGATCAGAAGGTTTGCTCTAGCATTGACAAAAGAAATGTTAGGACAGGTACGAGGGAAATTCTCGGTTGTGCCGATTCCGGGCGAAAGCGTTACGATGAATGCATCAGAGCTGTTATCGCAGGCAAGAACTGAGCAGGACAACCTGCGCCTAGAGTTGAAGACGCTTCTGGACGAGACAACTTACGACAAGCTTGCCACACAGGACTCTACTCTTCAGGATTCAACCAAGAAAGTCATGGAGAATGTTCCTACCGGAATATTTGTAGGGTAGGTAAATGGCCAAGAAACCTAGAACACAAGCACAGATTCAAAATAAGAAGGCTAATCAGTACAATTATGTTGGGGATAAAAAGGTTGCGTCAGAGCTGCATGAGGTAGAGTTTGCCCCTTCCTCGCTGGAAACCATTGATGGTGCTATGATGAACTTTATTGATAAGGATTTAAACTTATCAACAACCACCAACGAAGGGTTCAAAAAGGTGCCTGTTTTGTGGGTGACGGCCGAACGCGCATTTCAACTTAAGCACAACAAGGATTTGCGCGACTCGGAAGAGACTTTAATTCTGCCCTTGATTAGTGTTAATCGCGCAACTGTAACAAAGGATCCTAATTTCAAGGGAACTGTATATGCCAATCTTTACCCCAACCCCGATGCGAAGGGAGGCACTACCGTTACTATTGCTAGATATATAAACGCCAAGAAGACTGCAGAGTTTCAAAATGCATATGCTAAGAGAAAATTTGGAGCAGATAGGGACATACCTTCAAAAAACTATAACACCAACAAGAGAAACATGTCAACTCAACGCGCTGTTTACGAAACTGTAACCATTCCGCTGCCCGTCTGGGTGAGGGTAATGTATGAGATTACGGTGCGTACCGAATATCAGCAACAGCTAAACGAACTCATAAGACCTTTTTTGACCGTACCCGGCAACTCACGGATGCCAAAGAGGATTGAAAACGAAGGTCATTTTTATGAGGTTTTTGTTAATGGAGACTTTGCAAACAATGCAAATAAAGCGAATTTGGGCATGGCGCAAAGGAATTATGAAACCACGATTGGAATAGAGGTTCTAGGGTATCTTATAGGCGAGGGCGAAAACCAGGAACGACCTAAGATTGTCACCAGACAAAATGCCGTAGAAATCAAGATCGGCAGAGAGCGGACGGTCTTAGGAGATATACCCCAGAACATTAAAGATGGTTTTTATAGAGAATAATACCATTGCTACTATTTAACACTATTTACTTTGAACATTTTCATAATGTAGGAGAACTTCACAAATGTCGGTAAAAAATTACAGATTTGTATCACCAGGGGTTTTTGTCAATGAGATTGACAATTCCCAACTACCTGCTTCGCCCGCAGGAATCGGCCCAGTTATTTTCGGCCGCGCGGCAAAGGGGCCGGCCTTAAGGCCCACAACCGTTAATTCTTTTGAAGAATTCGTTAATGTATTCGGCGCCCCGTCCCCCGGTAATGGTGTGGATGATGTATGGCGCGAAGGCAACAACGTTACGGCACCGACCTACGGAGCGTATGCCTCGCAGGCGTATCTTAGAAACAGTTCTCCTTTAACTTATGTTCGTTTGCTCGGCGCTGATAAATCCGGCGTTGCTACAGCTGGAGAGGCTGGTTGGAATTCCACCAAAGCCTGGGGCCTCGTGGTTTTCGAGACGGGTTCCGCTGCAATGTGCGAACTTACCGGCGCGCTAGCTGCGGTCTTTTATACTACAGATGCTTCTACTCTAGTTGAGTTAAGTGGCGCTATTG